CCAGCGGGGAAATAAACAGCCCCACCAGTGTTTACAGCCGCTTGAACAGCCGCAGTGTCATCGGTTACACCATCACCAACAGCACCAAAGTCCATCACACTCACACTCTCACGCAACTTAGCTTGGACTGTTGTGGCGACTGCTCCAGAGCCTGACTGGATAAAGCCCACCAAGGACGAGCCAGAGGAGGACGCTAGTGCGGCTTCAAACGCATAAAAAGGTGCTGGATCAGCGGCTCCATCTATGTTGTCGTAAGTGCCAATGGTGATAAACGCAGAGGTCTTCAAGACAAACTTGTAGCTCACGCCTTGGGTTAACCAAATTTCGGTTTGCACCCGGCCAGCAGAATTTAAAACAATCGGATTGGAATTGGGGACGTTGCCTGCGCTTGTCGTATAGGTGGTCGCAGCAGTCGATGTCCCCGCAAGGTAGGTGTACAGCAGACCCCCAGCCAAAGGAGTCCCGTTGTCAGTAAAGAACTGCCAGCCTGCGCCGCCAAGAAGGGAAAGATTGACGCTCATATCACTCCAGCAAGATCAAGCCGCCATCCTCTTGAACCAAATTGTCGCTGTCTTCGGTCAAAAGGTTACTTTGCACAGTCGCATCCGCATATCCCGATAGAAACGAGATCACGCTGCCTAGCCCGATGGCTATGCCGTTTCGGACTGCAATGCCAAAGCTCATTGGATGTTAATCGGTTTGCAATATATCGTACCATCTGTAGATACTCTAATTGCACTGACACGCCACACTGCACCTGTGCCCTGGGGCACTTTGAAAGGCACTGGGGTGAAAGGAGGGATAGGGGTGCTGCTGGTGGTGGCTGTTACGCCCTCACCCACCAAAATGTAGCACGCCTGATCGGACCAGACCACAACACCTTGAGGGCCAGCAGGCCAAGTGCCAGTCACGCCAGCAGTGCCGGTGTAAGTAATGACTTTGCCGGGGAATGGGCCATCGGCCAGAGGGTTCAATAATTCCACAAGGTTCTCCTTACGCCAAGAAGCGCAACTTATACAGGGTCGAAAGATAAAGCTCAACGATATTATCTATCAGTTGTTGCAATGAAGTGTCGGTTTTTTCGCAAACCTCATAGCGCCCAGCTTCGATCTCTGCAAGCTGGTCTGTCAGAAACTCGATGATGTTGGTCGTTTTCTTAGCGCTCATCAGGCTGATTGGCCCGATCAGGCCATGCCTGCCTTGGTAGGCTTCGGCAAACGCATCAGCAAGGTCAATAATCTCATCGTAGAAGGTATTGAGCGCCATGTGCTTACTAAAGCTGCGGGTGTTCAGATGCACGGAATGTGCAACATCCCGAGCCAAAAACAGCATCCCTACAAAATCATTGCATTTCATTGTGGCATTCCTTGTTGCGGTGCGTATTCGGCGCTTTCAGGCATCATCTCATTTTGCTCACGGCCTGGCATCTCGCCCACCAGATCGCCGCTGGTGATCATTCCATGCACCGTGCCCATGACAATCTCTTGGATTTGCTCTGGTGACATCGATGCCTGCACAGCCGCAATGCGCTTAGTCTCGGCCTCGTATGCCTTGACCTGTGCCTCAAAGTCTTTGCGCTCCATGTCTTGAGCCTCAATCGACTTGCCGACATTCTTGATCATCTCATGCATCTGGTCCATCTCTTGGCCCATCGCTTGAATCTGCTGCTCTGCGGCCTGCAACTCTGGCGACTTGTCGCCGTCTTCCATGAGCTTAGGATCAATGGTCTTGGCAAAGCGCTTGGCCATCTCTTGAGCGCCCGGCCAGTCCATGTTCTTGATGAACAAGTCACCGGCAACAGCCCACAACTGTGGGTTGCCTTGCAGGAGCTGCGCCATCGCTTCCAGCGACTCTTGCCGCTTGGTGGCGTACCCAGGGCCTGTGGTCACGACCACATCGTACTTGCCTACTGCTGGGTTGTAAATCTTGTCAATCGTGATGCCCTGCTCGTCAACGATCCGCTTGACGGGTTCTTGCTGCATGGGGTCAATCTTGGCCATGTCAGTCTCGCCGTCTTCGCCAATGATCCGAGCAATCCGCTGGGTATCGTAAATCTTGGGAATCAGGTCCACCAGTTGGCGGGTCACATAGCGCACCGCACGGGCTAAGTTGTCAACGTAGTGGTATGTGCCGGTGTCCGACTCACGCTGGCGTGCAAGGATCGCCTTACCGCTGCGCTCGTTGCTTGCCATGCCCAAAGATGCGTTGTACTGGCCTGTGGTGTTCTTGATGTCCTCGGCTGCGCCCGACTTGGCCTGCAATAGACCGCTAGAGGCCATCGGCGGCTGCGCCCGTTGGGGTAGGGGCAGCGTTGCGCCTTGGCCATCTGTCACATCAGGGTTGACTTCCAAATACGGCCAGTTGGTCGTGTTCGCTGTCTTCCACTGTGTCTCATAACCCTCAAACTGACCGCCGTAGCCAATGAATGGCGCTTTGGGGGCCAAAGCCAGCATCTCAGCTTCTTGACTCACCCAGTAGTTGTACATCCTTTGGGCATCCTTGGCGTTACGCACAAGGCCCGAGACATATAAACGGCCATCAACTTCAAATTCGTTGCCCACCACCCGCACGACAGGAATGTGTTTGCCCGCCCAGTCACGCTCTTCAAGGATTTCGTAGCCGTTGATCTTGCAATACTTGACCTTGACCCGATCAGACTCACGGGTGCGGCTGGGTTTGCCGTAGATTGCCGTTAACTGTGCATCTTCGGGCGTGCCCTTGAACGCTGTGGCGTTGCCAGGGTAGAGGTTCAGCGTTGCCTTGTCATGCTCGATGTAGTAGTAATCGGCAATCCGCACGGTGTCTTCGTTGAGCCACTGCGACAGATTTTGATCGCCAACACCGAGCGATTGCAAGGTTGTGATCGGGGCCGAGTCAGGATACATCCGCTCGTAGTCTTTCTTGGCCACATCCTCAGTGATAAAGCACCAACGTGCATCACTGCCGCATGGGTCTTGGATCATCGGGTCCATGTAGACGCTAAATGAGTTGCGTACACGGCCAATCTTGATGTCTTGGTCAAACGTATTTGCATCGCAGTATTCGGTCAAGACCCTGATGTAGCCTTCGCCGTAAGACACCTGATTTTCGCAGGCGGTGTCGTAAGCCACATCCGCATCGCTGATGTACTCGATGTGCCGCACGATGCCGTTGAAGATTTCGGCGACTTCAACGTCCCCTTTATCATCGGCTGGAATAACTTTGCCACTTGGCCTGTTTTGGCGTTGGTCATTGGTCACCTGCCTAACGTGCTGGGGCAACTTGTTGATCGTCAAGCACGGGCGTGCGTTGATCGTCTGTCCCTGCACCGCCCCACGGGTTGCAAGCACATCTGCTGGCCATTGCCAATGGTTATCCGGTGAGCCAGCATAGAATTTCAGATCGTCAATCTCGTCTTCACGACTTTCAGATAACGCCGAAATAGCCATTTCCATACGGCTTCTGGCAGTTGCCAAAATGTCGGAGTTGCTTTTGTCTTTGGTTGAGCCGCCGTTAGCGACAGCCCCCGCAGCGGCGATGCCTGTGTAGTCAGCCATTATTTCTTCTTCATTGGTGGTGCTGCGCGTTTGACGCTGTAAGCAATCGCCACGGCTTGCTTGACTGGCTTGCCAGCAGCGACTTCAGCCTTCACGTTCTTACGGAAGGCTTCTGGTGTTTTCGACTTAACAAGAGGCATGATTATCCTTTATGCAGGCAAAACATGAAGAATCGCAAAATTGATTTTAAGCGTATCTGTGTATGCATTGCTTGATACGTTGTCTAAATTGATTGTAAACGCACCATCGGTTACTGTCACCACGGCAATAAGGTACGCAAAGGTGGCAGTAGCGCCCGAGGCAATGTTCACAATAACTGTGTCTAGCGCAGACACTTGGCTGTTAGTGACAATAAACGCAACTTTAGCACTGGGAGCCATTTGTGCGTTGGCTGTTGTGATAGTCCCCGCCGTCTTGTTTATCGTAACGCCAGTGGCTTTGTTGTTTTGCTGAGTAACTGTCCCATAACCCGCATTGGTGTAGCCTAGTTGTGACGCAGCGTAGATCACAGTCGCATTGACCGTATCTGCGCCAATAATGTCTTGGTCAAGGTACGCAACGCCGATAGGTTTGGTAAAGCTCATTTATTTCTTCTTCGCAGTTTTGATACGCTTCACGCACCCATCCAAGATGTGATTGCGCCGCCGCCTTGGGCATTAGGGCGGCGTTTGGGTTCAGTATACTCCCTATGAGCGACAGGAAATGCAAACGTGACGCAAATAGCGTCAGCAGCGTCTGGAGATGCTAAACCCCTAGATTTCATGTCTTTCTTGCTCTCTAAGAAGATTGTTCCGCGTGAATCAGGCTTCATCATAGGCGAGATCAGGTCAGTTTTCAAGAACCGATCCAAAGGAATGCTGGCGCTTTTGATCCACTCACGCATCTGCCCCCACATCTGCGCCCTCATATTGCCGTACATAATCGGGTTTTTAGACTTGTTGCCAAAGTTCACACCTTTGATCTTATATCGCTGTTCTTTGAGTCTGTCAACAATACCAGCCCCCAAGCCCCCCTCGTCGATCACCACCAGCGCAGGCTTGAACTCTTCTATCGCCTCGATCACATAGCCGACCACCGTCATGGTGTCGTCGCCCCTGTGGCGCATGATCTTCACGATGTCCCGCCCTTGGCGCACCGCAATCACCGTGGCATCGGCCCCAAACCGTGCGGGGTCCACGCCGATGATGATAGGCGCAGACAAATCCTTGTACTTGGGCCTTTGCATCGCATCATCGACAATATTGGCTGCGATAAACTGATCATCCCCCGCATCGGGGAACTGACCGTACACCTCAACGTGCGCCTGGGCCGAGTCAGGCCCGTATTCGTCAATAATTTGCTGATAAACAGCCTTATCCGTCCCCTCGACCTGCCTTGCATCGACTACTTTTGTTTGCCAAAACTCCCTTTTGGAGTTAAAACACTCGTAAAAATAGCCGGTATTGCGCCGTGGGTTGCTAAACGCCATCCAAAAGCGGTTTGGTGTGTTTTCCGTGAAGAAACCCGCCGTCACAGCCCAGATTGAGTCATCTATACCGGACGCCTCGTCAAACACCACCAAAACACCGTCGTAGTTGTGTACACCAGCGTAGGCGTCGGGGTTCTCCGCCGACCAAAGCCTGCCCTCGACGCCCCAGTAGCGTGTACCCTTCTTCAAGTCGCGCTCGACCAGCTCGGTCAGCCACTTTGCAGGCATCACCCGTGTGGCGCTTACCTCAAACCAGTGGCTGTTCATCGACATCGCCAGCCACTTGGTGATCTCGGCCCAGGTGATTGATCTGAGCTGGGACTCCGAGTTAGCCGAGATGATGGTTGTCGAGCCTATTCGGGTGGACAACATCCAGATCGTGATCCAACTGACTAGCGCCGACTTGCCAATCCCACGGCCAGAGGAGATCGCCTTGCGCAGCGTTTCAAAGTCCAGCGTGTTCTTCTTGATATGCTCGCTGATGTCCAGCAGCACCTCTCGCTGCCACTTGCGCGGCCCTGCAAAGTTCTCCAGCGGCGTGCCAGCCTGCCCCCAAGGGAACACCAGCATCACAAAATTGAACGGGTTGTCCTTGATTGCTGGCGCCCATAACTGCGCCATCAACTCTACTTCATCTTCAGCGCTGAATACGGTCGACTGCATCTTCTACCACCAATACTTGTGCGTCTATCACCCGCTGCTTTGCAATTGCCAGCGCCCCTGTGATGGATATGCGTTGGTCAACATCGATAGAGATAGCCTGCTTGGCCACCCAACCGTGCTGATGTTTCAAGATTTCTAGCGCCACCTTAGCGTCGCCGGACAGGGCGGCGTCGTGCATCACTTTAGACAAGGCAAGTTCCCCGTCGGCTTTGCCTTTAAGCGCTGCCAACTCAACAATGGGGTCTAGTTGCGTGAGCTGCCTGTACTCGGATGGCAACATGCCCGAGGCCAAAGCCAGCGTGTCGCCTTTGAGGCCCAGCTTGGCAGCGTCGTACACGGCCTTGAGCCGTGATTCTGTCGCCTCTATGCGGCGGGGTGTAAATGGTAGGGACTGGAACAAAAGGTTCTCCATGCAAGGCACGTTCGTGGATTCTATATTTTTTGTGGGTCATGTGGGTAACTTTTTTGGCTTTTTTAAGTCGGGCTGTAAAAAATAAAAAAATTGTTTGTGAACACTCCGCAGCCGCGACCTCTCGGCTTCGGGCCCTACCCACCCCCACCCTCGAAGTTAGTGAGCACTCACTTACATCCACCTGGTTAGTGAGCACTCACTTACAAGTTAGTGACCACTAACATGCTAAGTTAGTGAGCACTCACTTACATCATGTGGGTTAGTGTGGACTGACATTGTGCCATTGTCCACACACCACCACAGGATTAAGTTAGTGAGCACTCACTAACATAGCGTGGTCATGGCGTGGGAGAATTGTGGACAATGTGGACATGTGGACCATCGTTTTTTCGTCGCTGACCTGTAACTGTAAGCATTGTAAGTATTGTAAGCTTGTATACAATTGTGATTATATTATCCTTGTTTAATCTCTCCTATCCACACATCACCACAATCAGCGCAGCACGCATGCTTGCTGGTGCTGCGCGAGGGTCAACCTTGCCAGAATCAGTTGTCCAAAATCGATCCACGCTATCCACAATATGCCGATTTTGCATAGATTTGGCACGATGTGATGTAGTGTGTTACATTACATGCACTGGATCAACCGGTTCAGCAACACTACAGTAAAGGTACAAAATGAAATTAATCTCTAAACAAAACGGTTATGAAATTTGGGCGCAGTTCGACCAGACCGCACAAGTCTATGAATTGTTTTTTGACAATAAAGGTGAAAGCTACACAGGCTGGTATGTTGATTCACTCAAAGATGCAGCCGCTGCAGTAAAGCACATCCTTGCAGACCAAACAACTTAATTCAACCCGGCCGGCATCATGCCGGCCGTTCATTCATTCAAATACAGTAAAGGTAAAACACCATGCAAGTACATCTCACACTCAAAAGCGCGAACGTCAAAACCGGTCCGATCCCCGTATCAACAACAACCCGCGACAGCTGCCCGCCCGATTGTGCGATGCGCGCTGAGTGCTATGCGGCCAGCGGTCCGCTGGCTTTGCATTGGGCCGCTGTCAGTGCTGGCACGCGTGGCACGTCATGGGGTCAATTCTGCAAGACCATCAGCGCGCTGCCCGATGGCCAGCTGTGGCGCCACAATCAGGCCGGAGACCTTCCCCAAATTGACGGGACAATTGACCCGGTCAAATTATGCCAGCTAGTGGCAGCCAATACCGGTAAACGTGGATTCACCTACAGTCACCATCGCGACGCTGCCAGCATTGCATGGATCTGGCATGCCAATAATTGGGGTTTCACTGTAAACCTATCGGCCAATGATTTGAACGACGCCGATTATTTGGCCAGCCAAAATGCCGGCCCGGTGGTGGTGGTTTTACCGTCAACACAAAACGAAAACCTAAAAACGCCCGGTGGCCGTGCTGTTGTGATTTGCCCTGCCACTCAGCGCGACGACGTCAGCTGCGCAACATGCCAGCTGTGCCAGCGTCAGCGGTCCGCTATTGTAGGATTCCCGGCGCATGGATCGCGCCACCGGGTTATCAATTTAAGGCTTGCCACGGTCTGATTCTCAGTGCATGGCCGTCGCAGCGGCCATGCGCGGGTAATCCGCCCGGTAACAGTAAAGGAATATATGACCATTAAAATTATGCGCGCCAAATACCCGGGCACCTGCGCGCGCTCTGGTGCCCGGATAAACCCGGGGGATTATATCGAATTCGACACCATAACGCGCAGGGCCATGCTGCAGCCCGATAGCGACAGCATCACGTTTATTGGGGACCATGGACCTAATACGTTTTACCGTAACCCGCGCGGGCGATGCATCGATGCCCCATGTTGCGGATGTTGCACTATATGACCTACTACACAACGCACAGCGCAGCGCAGGCCCTTGCAGACACTATAGCGGCCACCGAGGCCCACATGTGGACGTATACGGTCCAACAAAGCCCTGCCGGGTTCTATGTGGCCGTTTTTGACGACGACAACTTTTTCATGGGGATATTATGAGAGACACAATTTTAGATGTTCTGGCAGCAGTGGCCATTGGCTTGTCATTGGCCATTGGTGCCCTGGCTTTTTTTGACGTACTTTTTAAATAAGGGGAATTATTATGCAAACGATCACATTAGGGGAAACCCGATATATCATCAGCGACGCGCGCGTTGATATCCTGGCAGCGCATGCAGCATGCACCGGCAAGCATAAGAGGGTCAAAAGCAAGGGGGCCGACCTGCGCCGATTCCCGGCATATTGGGACGGCATGTCAACTGCAGATTATGTGGCCAGGTACTATGAGATTAACAGCAACAGGCGCGAGTTTCCATCGGGTAAGGGCGCGCCATATGGCCATGAAACCACGTTAGCTGGGTTCTATAAGGGTCTGAACACAGCACCAGCAGCGCAGTACACCAGCGCGGACACTTTCGAGGTGCAAGCATGAACCGACTCATTGACGATGCGCTCGACGCGCAGGACACACACGACCTGGACGAACTCGAAGCCTATATACTCGCGCTCGACTTTGCCTGCGCGCATGATGTACCGCTCAAGGTGGCCACCATGCAAGGGGTACACCCCATCATCGCGCAGGCCCTTGCGCCCTGGGCCCCGTGATCTACTTAGCAGCAATTATAATTGCAGCTTTGCTTGTCATTATCCTTGATCTTTAAGGCCCCGAAAGGGGCCTTTTTTTTACTTCACAATTCGCAGAGGGGATGCGCTCTCTTCCACCAAATTGCGCAGGTCGGTCTTACTTAGGGTGACCATTTCAGGTGCGCAAAACACATGCTTTTTAGAGTCGTGCGCCCTTGATTTGATCCGGCCACAGTCAACCCAGCCAGCTTCCTTCAACGCATGCAGCAGGGCGGCCTGGGGCACTTTGGTGCCCTGGGGGGCTGCGCCAGAGACACGATCGCACAGCGGGTGAAACGGGGACCCAATGACACCCCTAGAAAATTCACCGATGCGGCTGCGCATCATCTCAACAAGGAAAGACTCGGCAATGCTCATGCCATGCTCGACTAAATTAGCCTTAAATTCAGTCATCGGAGGGGCTGCGCCGGGGTTGAATGCGCTCACATCGCGCGCATGCATCCAAGCGGCAATGGCGGCAAAGCCTGCGCTGCGATACCAGGCCCACATGCGGGTGGCGGCATCGGGGTCCATACGGCCAGCATGCGACCACACGCACATCCAGCGTCGGTCCTGCGAATCGAGGGCAATCGGCACGGGGTCATTGGAAAACGCCAACACGAACAAACGGTTGGCCATCATGTAGGGGTGCAGGCCCTTACGGTTGACCGACAGCATCTCAGGGGGCGCAGCGATCACGGGTTTTAGCCGGTTGGCCAGCGCGCGGCGCTCCTTGGCGTCGGGTTCTTTAAGCTCATTCAGAATCAGAATTTCAGCCTCAAGGGCGTAGTTGAACTGAGACGACATAGTGTCGTTGTCCAGCATGCCCCGGTTTTTAAGGTGGGGACCGCACACGGCCCATATGAAGGGTGCCCACATCGTGTCTTTGCCCGAGCCTTGATCGCCAGCATGCAGCACGGCATGGTTGATCTTGATCTCAGGGTGCTGGACTTTAAAGGCCATGATGTTCAGCAGGTGGTCAAGCTCGGCGGCATCAGGCACTAGGGCACGGCAATGGGTCATCCAAGGGGTGATATCACCGCCTGCGGCCACCGGGCGCGCATCGCGCCATCGATTGCCGTACACATCGCCATCACGCGCCACCAGCACGGCCTCGCCTGCGGCGTAGGTGATGCCCACCAGCGCCTTGGCACCCAAGTCTTGGCGGTTCTCGTCAAAGCAGATCGACGCCTCGACCTTGCGCCCCGTGTGGCGCGACTGGCACTTGATGTGCCGAAACAGGGCGTTGAAGGTCTGCCGGGATATCTCGCGCCGGTCTTGCATGTCAAAATACGACTCGTCGTCTTGGATGTACGCAAAGCGCCCGTACCAGCCCGCCTTTTCAATGCGCCCTAGTTCTTTGCGCTCAACTTCAGCCTGCACGGCGGCAGCGTCATCGGGAAAGGCAGCGGTGGGCTTGAGCTTACTCAAGGCAGCCTCCATCGCAAAGGTCAAAAGTTCATCCCGCAGGCCGGTGGCATGCTTAGGCCCGCCTTGGTCTGCGACCCATTCAAGGAAAGCGCTAGAGCCAAAGTCCATGCAATGGCCATGCATACAGCAGTAGGCGCGGTTGGCAGGCAGATAGCGGCCCTCGGGGTTGCCGTCCGTGTGCTGCTCTGCGTTAGGGCAGATCACGCCGACCCAGCCTTGAGCGTTAGCGCGGGTCAGCACCAAGCTATTGCCGGACAGCCACGCCAGCACATCGTCAGCGCCATCGTCTGACAAGCGAATGGGCTTATGTACCGACTCGATGGGGCCAGGCACCACGCCCAAGGCGGCGCAGATAGCATCTAGCGCATATTCACGCTCGGGGTGAAACTCGACAAGGCGGGCGGCAAAGTTATCGCGCCCAGGCTTGATGTTGACCGAACCAGGCAGGCGAAAGTTGCGAACGGGGTTGCACGCGCCCTTGTCCGTGTAACCGGCCTCGGCAATGGCGGTGATGGCGGCTGAAAATTCGCCCTTGGTCGGTTGGTCGCTAAAAGCATAGCCCCATTGGAAGGAGCCTTCTGATGTCTCCATGATCCAAGTCGGCGCCAGCGGGGGCGTGTTGGGGGCTTTGTCAGGGTCGCCCACATCGTCAAGCATCATCACCAACACATAGTCGCAGTTGGCTGCGCTTGCGCTCACCTTGCCGTCTTGGAAGCGGTCGATGATGAAGCTGGCCGTGTTGCCGTACCACGAGCCTGCCTTGCGCTTAACACTCGGCAAAAACGCAGGCCAAGTGCATTTGATGGCCCCATCTGCGTGATACATCATCTCGCCCTTGCGCATGACCGGCGATTGCTTGACGATCAGCGCAGTCTCGCCCTCGGGGGCCAAACTCATCAAAAAATCTACGAATTCATTTTCCATATCGCTCCATCACTTTCACATCAGCGGCCAAAGGCAGGCCGTTAGCCCAAGCGGGTGGTGTACACATCACTCGCCTTAATTCTTCTGGGTTGGGGGTGGCAGTCTCGATGACGATCTCGTCATGGATGTGCAGCACTACGCCATCTAGCTGGCGCAGCGCATGGCGCAGCAGGTCATTGGCCACGGCCTGAGTCACATTCTCACACGCAAGGCCCTTCCACAGCCTTGCTCTAGGCCACTCTTTTGCGTCTTGCGCAGGCTTCCATGCCGATTTTGCATAACTGATGCCGTCTTGCTCCAGCTTGGCAAACGGGTAGCACAGCACCCTACCGGACGGCAGCGCATACCACAGGTGCTGACCGTCAAACAAATAGGTGATGCGGCCAGCGGTAAACTCACGCCCTTTGTTGCGCATCGCTCGGGTGTACTGCTCTTCCAGTTCAGACCAAAACGGCACGGCCCAAGTGTTGGCCCTGCGCCAGCCGTCAACCATGCGCCTTGCAATCGGTTCTGGCAGGTTGACCTTGTAGACCCTGCCCATTGCGGCGAACGCGCCGACGCCGCCTGCAAACCCGCAGGCCAACTCTTGCACCTTGCCGATCTGGCGTTGGTCGTCTGTGACATCTTCGATTTGCACATTAAATGTGGCAGCGGCGTTTACTTTATAGACATCTTGGCCTTTGGCAAAGATATCCAGTTTGTCTTGACCACGACCGGAGAGCCAGGGGTTGACACGGGCTTCGATGGACGACCAGTCGGCAACGACAAAGCTGCGCCCGTGAGCTGGGATAAGCGCTGGTCGGAGCATTCCCTTAAGAACATCGGTAACGCGCTCTCCAAACCTTGGCACAATCGCATGGCCCCTAACCATTGCGTGACGGACAGCACTCGGGTCGTCTGCGCACTTGCGGGTGAAGTTGTGGACTTGAGCGCCGTAGGACGATGCGCGTCCTGTTGCTGCGCCGCCTGCAAATACGAACGCTCCTCGGACGCGCTCATCTTCGTCATCTGCCAGAGCTGCGAGTCGGCTGAACTTTGCCACCGAGGACGCCCAGAGGTCGTCGGCGCATTGGATAACTTCTTTGACATCTTCTGGCACTCCATCACAGTTTAAAAGGTTAGCTCTCACGGTCTTGTCGATGCTGATCTTGTCGTCCTTTTGCATGAGCGTGCGGGCCTCTTCACCCACACGATCCCAGACCCATTGACGCATCTTTGGTGACCTGACGCTGACGATTGCGCCCTCGGACACCTCTTGGACGATGGCCTCGATCTCGACAAGCTCGGCAGCAGCGTACTTGATTGCGGCCTTGCACAGGGGCACATCAACCAAGACGCCTCGGTCGTTGATCTGCTCGTTGACATGGTAGTCGGCCAGCTCTTCGTCAGACAGGGGGCGCAGGCCCTTGCTGATGGCACGCATGGCCCTGACGTCTTGCTCGCAGTAAGAAATCATCTCGGCCATCAGGTCAGGCGTGTGCTTGAACGGCGGCACGCACATCAATCGAATGAGCGCAGCGCCTCTGTGGTCTTTTTTCATGCTTGCACCGGCAAAGCGCCCGACATCTTCAAGACTGCCTGGGGCGCAGTTGGCTCGGGCCTGTGTTGCAGTGCAATAAAACTGCTCCAGTTTGAAGTTGATCTGTAAGACATACCAAAAAATCAAGCGCTCGAACGCCGCATTGTGGCTGTAGATCAGGCCGGTGTAGTTGCGCACACGCTCTGGGAAGGGCTGGTCCGGCGTCCATGTGACGACATCCTCCTCGTCAAAAGCGTAGGACATGCACAGCACTTCTGTGCTTGCGTCTTGGGCGTAGTTGTACACGCCCTTGGACCGCAGGTCGCAGTTGGATTTGGTTTCAAAGTCAAGGTAGAGCATTTTCCAAAGCCCCCTGTCACGGGGCTTCAGAAAAGGCTTACGCCCGACGACGACGACCGGCGGGGGCCTTGGCAACTTCCTGCTCGAGAGTAGGCCAAACTGGCCCCTCTTCGGCAGCGGCCTCACCGTCCATGCTCACCCACTCGACAATCTCAAAGACTGGCGTGTAGATTTTGCCGTAGCTCTTGTGGGCGTAGTGGTCTTTCTTCAGACGCACGATGGCCACAGGCTTGGTTTGGTCTTTCTCGACCTGCTCGGCCAGCGCAACAGCCAAGGTCTGAACGCCGCGCTTGCCGCCCACACTTGTGGTCGTAAAGCGTGCTTCCATACCCTTGTCTTCGCCCGATACGCACTTGATCGACATGCCGACCTGTGTCTCCCAGCCTTTCTTGGCTTGAGGCGGGGCCTCATCCAGCTCAGGCAGCGGGTTGCTAACGCTGGTCATCTTCTCGCCAAGCACCTCGCCGTCA